GGACCAACAGTGCTAATGCTGCTGGTGCATCTGGTGGTTTCGGTGGTAGTTCTGCTGCTGCAGGTCCAACTGCTGGTTTTGACCCCGTTCTAATTTCATTAATTAGACGCTCAATGCCTAATCTGGTTGCATATGACCTAGCTGGCGTTCAACCAATGAGTGGTCCTACTGGACTAATCTTTGCAATGAGATCCCGTTATAAGGATCAAAGTGGTTCTGAGACCTTCTATGACGAAGTAAATACAGCATTCTCTGGTCAATCATCAGGTAATGACCTAACTGCTGGATTTGCTGATGTTACAGCTGGTTTAGGTACTACAGATCAGTCAGGTACTAACCCTGCTGTTCTTAACCCAGTCTCAACAGCTTCTTCTACTGGCTACGATGTCGGTGAAGGAATGGTAACTGGTGATTCTGAAGCTCTAGGAGATTCAGCAACCAACCAGTTTAACCAGATGGCATTCTCAATAGAGAAAGTCACTGTTACTGCTAAGTCAAGAGCCCTCAAGGCTGAGTACTCACTAGAGCTTGCTCAAGACCTTAAGGCAATTCATGGCTTGAATGCAGAAGCTGAGCTTGCAAACATCCTTTCTACTGAAATCCTTGCTGAAATTAACAGGGAAGTCATTAGAACAATCTATAAGGTTGCAGAGCAAGGTGCTGTAGAAAACACAGCAAGTGCTGGTACATTTGACCTAGACATTGACTCCAATGGTAGATGGTCAGTTGAGAAGTTTAAAGGTCTTCTCTTCCAGATAGAAAGAGATGCAAATAGAATTGCACAAAGAACACGTCGCGGAAAAGGTAACATTATCCTTTGCTCTGCTGATGTTGCTTCTGCATTAACAATGGCTGGTGTGCTTGACTATACACCTGCTCTTAATGCTAACCTTAATGTTGATGATACTGGTAATACATTTGCTGGTACTATCCAAGGTAAGTATAGAGTATACATTGACCCATATTCTGCTAACTTAGCAGCTAACAACTCTGGTCTTGCCAATGGCAGCAACCAGTACTATGTTGTTGGATATAAGGGTGGATCACCTTATGATGCAGGACTGTTTTATTGCCCTTACGTTCCACTACAGATGGTTCGTGCAGTGGGTGAGGACACCTTCCAGCCCAAGATTGGCTTCAAGACTAGGTATGGTCTTGTTTCCAACCCATTTGCTGAAGGACTTACTCAGGGACTTGGCAGACTCCAAGTTAACAGCAACCGCTACTACAGAAGAGTTGCAGTTAAGAACATCATGTAAGCTAGATGCTTATATTTCTTCAAAGAGACTCCTTAGGGGGTCTCTTTTTTTATCTAAATAATTAGAAAAGATAATGACAGCAACTGGTTTTAGAAATCAAGTAAAGAATAAAAACTTCTTGAATCCTACTGGGTTTAAGTTTATTTTAAATCGTGCTCCTAAGGTTGTATTCTTTTCTAATCAAGCAAATATTCCAGGATTAAATCTTGGTGTAGCTCAGCAACCAACTTACTTAACAGATATTCCTAGACCAGGAGATAAACTTCAATTTCAAGATTTAACTTTAAGATTCTTAGTTGATGAAGATTTAGAAAACTATTTGGAAATACAACATTGGTTAAGAGGATTAGGTTTTCCAGATAGTCTTAAAGAGATATATGATTGGGAGAAACAGAATCCAAATGCACCAGCTAGTACTTTGAATTATACTTGTGATGGAACTTTAAACGTTCTTACTAGCTCTAATGTAGCTAATTTTAAAGTTAAATTTTTAGATATGTTTCCAACAAGCTTGTCAGATTTAGACTTTGATGCTACTGATTCTGATATAGACTACTTGACAGCTAATGTTAATTTCAAGTATACTATATACAACATTACTGATTTGGATGATAATATTTTATGAGTATTGATCTTGATTCTATTCAAGAGATGTGGGAGAAAGATGCAAAGATAGATAGAGATAATCTACATGAAGAGTCATTAAATATTCCCTCTCTACATGCAAAGTATTTTGAATTGTATAATACTATATTTCTTTTAAGAAAGAAAGCAGAACAGCAGCGTAAAAATATTCGCCATGAACGTTATGAATATTTCTCTGGGAAATCTGATCCTGATGTTTATATAGAGAATCCTTTTCCAAAGAAGATAAGGGATAAGGATACAATGCAGAAGTATCTTGATGCTGATGAGAAACTTTCCAATTCAAATTTGAAGATTGATTATTATGATACCATGCTTGTTTATATTGAAAGCATTTTAAAAGTAATTCAGAATAGGACATATCAGATAAAGAATGCAATAGAATTTATGAGATTTAATGCTGGATTGGGGTGATAAATACCCATAGCATGATGGGTAGAAGTGACCAACGTTATAATACAAAAATCAAACGAAGTATTTTTACAGATAAAAGCAGAACCTCATATTGAGTATGAGTTAAGGGATCACTTTACCTTTGAGGTGGAAGGTGCTAAGTTTATGCCTCAATATAGAAAGAGGAATTGGAATGGCGAGATACATCTATTTGACTTAAGATCTAAAAAGATATATGTAGGGTTGTTAGATAAGATAGTATCTTTTTGTAAAAGACATGATTATACTTATAAGTTTTTAGATAATGAATATTACGGACCACCCTTTGAAGTAAATGAATTTATATCAAAGGAAGGAGTAAAGGATTATATTAAGTCTATTACTAAATTTAAACCAAGAGACTATCAATTAGAAGGTGTATCTGATTGCTTGAAACATAATAGGAGATTATTAGTCAGTCCTACTGCTTCAGGTAAATCTTTAATGATTTATACTTTGGTAAGATATTATGTACATAAAGGTCAAAAGATTCTTCTAGTAGTACCTACTACTTCTCTTGTTGAGCAGATGTATAAGGATTTTGAAGAGTATGGTTGGGATGTTGAAAATCATTGTCATAGAATATATTCAGGTAAAGAAAGAAGTAATAATAATGAAGTAACAATTACAACATGGCAATCAGTATATAAGTTAGAGAAATCTTTCTTTGAGAATTATAATGTAATCATAGGAGATGAAGCACATCTTTTTAAAAGTAAATCTTTAGTTAACATCATGACTAAACTTCATCATGCTAAGTATAGATTTGGGTTTACTGGTACCTTAGATGGAACACAAACTCATAAGTGGGTATTAGAAGGATTGTTTGGACCATCATACAAAGTAACTAAAACAGAAGAATTAATGAGAGAAGGGCATCTTTCTCAATTGGATATACAGTGTTTAGTTCTTAAACATCCTCCTCAGAAATTTGAAACCTATGAGGATGAGTTACAATATTTAATTACTCATGAACAAAGAAATAATTTTATTACTAATCTTGCTTTAGATCTTAAAGGTAATACTCTTATTTTATACAGTAGAGTAGAAACTCATGGAGCGATACTTTATGAAAAGATAAATAATAGTAAGCATACTGACCGTAAAGTATTTTTTGTACATGGTGGTGTTGATGCTGAACAAAGAGAATCTATTAGGGAGATTACTGAAAATGAAAAAAATGCAATTATTGTTGCCAGTTATGGCACTTTTAGTACTGGGATCAACATTAAGCGGCTGCACAACGTCATCTTCGCCAGTCCCTCCAAGTCCAGAGTCCGCAATCTCCAATCTATTGGAAGAGTCCTTAGGAAAGGACGTGGCAAAGTAAAAGCAACTCTTTATGATATTGGAGATGATTGTACGTATCATTCTAAGAAAAATTATACGCTCAATCATCTCATTGAAAGAATTAAAATTTATAATGAAGAAAATTTTAATTATGAAATAATCACTATACAGATAAAGAAATGATAGAAGATGATTTTTATGCAACTGTAAAATTTAAATCTGGCGAAGAAGTATTCGCTAAAATAGCTTGTAGCGAAGAAGAGGATAGAACATTTTTATTATTGACAAATCCTATTACTATTGAAAAAATTAAAAGCAGAGCAGGTATACAAGGATATAAAGTAGAGCCTTGGATCAAAACCAGCAAAGAAGATGTTTTTCTTATTAATATAGAGGATGTTCTTACTTTAATGGAATCAGATGATTTAGAAACTATAACTATGCATCAAACGTTTGCTAATCAGCAAAATTCTTATTTTGAAAGAAAAACTAAATTAGATAGGAAGATGGGATATATATCTACTATTAACGAAGCTAAAGAATCTTTAGAAAAACTATTCGAAGACAACTAAGATATAACCTACCCTTGAAACCCGACAGAGTTAGTCTACTACTTATTTAATACCTTGTCAACTATTGTGTTGGATGCTATAATTAATACATAATAGAGAGTACAGATATGAGTCCTGCAAGAATTATGGGTAGACGTAAAAGATCTGAACACTACGTTAATAACAAAGAGTTCCTTGCTGCACTTATTCGACATAGAGAAAACATTGAGATAGCAGAAATCCAAGGGAAGGAAAAGCCACGTATTCCTCGATACATTGGAGAGTGTTTTCTTAAGATTGCTACTCATCTATCTTTTAAACCCAACTTTGTCAACTACATGTTTAAGGAGGACATGATCTCTGATGGAATCGAAAATTGCGTTCAATACATACATAATTTTAATCCTGAGAAATCCCAGAATCCTTTTGCTTACTTTACGCAGATCATTCATTATGCATTTCTCAGAAGGATACAAAAAGAGAAAAAGCAGTTAGAAATTAAAAATAAGATTTTAGAGAAGACTGGATATGATCAAGTCTTTGATAAGGATGGATCTGATGATAGTTATTCAGATTATAATCAAATTAAAGATGCAGTACATTCTAAGTTGAGATATTAATGAGAGTAGCAATAATTACAGATCAGCATTTTGGGTGTAGAAAAAATTCAAAATTATTTCATGATTATTTTCTCAAATTTTATGAGGATGTTTTCTTTCCAGTCTTATATTCAGAAGGTATTGATACTGTTATCGATATGGGAGATACTTTTGATAGTAGAAAGGGAATAGATTTTGGTGCATTAACTTGGGCAAAGAATAATTATTATGATAGATTAAAAGAGATGGGCATTACTGTCCATACTATAGTTGGTAATCATACAGCATATTATAAGAATACAAATGATATAAATGCAGTAGATTTGTTATTGAGAGAGTATGATAATGTAAAAATATATTCAGAAGCCACTCCTATAGAAGTGGATGGTTTAAGTGTTCTTTTGGTTCCTTGGATTAACAAGGAGAATGAAGAGCAGACTTTAGAGATGATTAATAAAACAAGGTCTCCTGTTTGTATGGGACATCTTGAGTTAGTTGGGTTTAGAGTTCATCGTGGTTATATTATGGAGCATGGTACAGATGCTTCTATATTTAATAAGTTTGAAAAGGTATTTTCTGGACATTATCATACTAGATCTGATAATGGAAAGATTTTCTATCTAGGTAATCCTTATGAAATGTACTGGAATGATTGTAATGATACGCGGGGTTTTCACATCTTTGATACGGAAACTCTTGAAGTTACTTCGATTGATAATCCATATAACATCTTTCGTATTATTTACTTTGAAGATAATGATCACCAGCTTTTTGACGCGAGACCGTACGAAAACAAAATCGTCAAAGTAGTTGTTAAAAAGAAGAGTGATCAGGTACAGTTTGAAAAATTCTTAGACAAGCTGTATAATGCTAATGTAGCAGAACTTAAAATTGTAGAAAACTTTGCGCTTCAAGAAGCATCAGAGTTTGAAGCATTTGAGTCTGAAGATACATTATCTATCCTTAATAGATATATTGAGGAGGCAGAAATAAATCTTGATAGATCAAGAGTACAAAAATTAATACAAGAAGTCTATCAGGAAGCATGTGAGTTAGTTTAATGTTTATTCTAACAATAGAAGGAAAAGAAACTGAAGGAGCATATTCAGTTTCTACTCAAGAAGGAGACCAAGTTCTTTATCTTTTTGAAGATGAAGATGATGCTATTAGATATGCTTTATTATTAGAAGAGCAAGATTATCCAGAAATGCATGTAATTGAAGTCGATGGAAAGGTTGTTATTAAAACATGCGAACTACATGATTACAGGTATTCTGTAATTACTAAAAATGACATTGTGATTCCGCCAGCACAACATGATTTTATTTGAAAAAATTCGTTGGAAAAATTTTCTTTCTACTGGTAATCAATATACTGAAGTTGAACTAGATACTAACTCAACAACATTGATTGTTGGGACAAATGGTGCTGGAAAGAGCACTGTATTAGATGCTTTAACTTTTAGTTTATTTAATAAACCATTTAGGAAGATTAGTAAGTCTCAACTTATCAATACAGTCAATGAAAAGGATTGTAGAGTTGAAGTTGAATTTTCTATTAATGAAACTGAATGGAAAGTAGTGAGGGGGATTAAACCTAATCTATTTGAAATTCATAGAAATGGAGTATGTTTAGATCAATTTGCTAATGCTAATGATCAACAGAAATGGTTAGAGCAAAATGTAATTAAGATGAATTACAAATCTTTCACTCAGATTGTTATCTTAGGTAGTAGTAGTTTTGTTCCATTTATGCAATTGAGTGCTACTAATAGAAGGGAGGTGATTGAAGATCTTTTAGATATTAAAATTTTCTCTTCTATGAATAGTTTGATTAAAGATAAGATTAGAGGAGTGAAGGAGGAGTTAAGAACTTTAGATCTTAAGAGAGAGTCTCTTAATGATAAGGTTAATATGCAAGAAGAGTTTATTGAGCAGATTGAAAAGAGGGGTCAAGATGATATAAAGGATAAGAAAAAGAAAAGTAGAGAGTTGGGAGATGAAATATGTGTATTAATGTTAAAGAATGAACATTCTGAAGATCAAGTATATGGACTTACTGAAGAGCAGGAAAAGGTAACAGGTGCTACAGAAAAGCTTAGAAAAATGGGAACTATAAAAGGTACTCTTTCTAATAAGGTAGCAACCATTACAAAGAAGACTAAGTTTTTTGAAGAGAATACTGTTTGCCCTACTTGTAAGCAGGACATTGAAGAAGAGTTTCGGTTAAATAACATTAGTGATGCTCAAGATAAAATAAAAGAGTTGCAATCTGGTTACAAAGAACTAGAGGAGGCAATTAAAAAGGAGGAAGAGCGAGAGCATCACTTTATAAAACTATCTAAGGAGGTTACTTCACTAACGCATGGCATTTCTAAAAACAATACTCGCATCACTGGGTGTCAACGACAAATCAGAGATCTGGAATCGGAAATTCAGAAACTTACCGATCAACTTGCAAACAGAAATACTGAGCATGAGAAGCTAGAAACCTTTAAAGAAAATTTAGAAGACACATATAATAAATTATCTACTCAAAAAGATACCATTGGCTATTATGATTTTTCATATAGTTTACTTAGGGATGGTGGTGTCAAGTCTAAGATAATAAAGAAGTATCTTCCATTAATTAATCAGCAGGTCAATAGGTATCTGCAGATGATGGATTTCTATATCAATTTTACATTGGATGAGGAGTTTAATGAAACTGTTCAATCTCCTATCCATGATAATTTTTCTTATGCTTCTTTCTCTGAAGGAGAGAAGATGAGGATAGACCTTGCTTTACTTTTTACTTGGAGGGAGGTAGCAAGGTTTAAAAACTCTGTTAATACAAATTTACTAATCATGGATGAAGTCTTTGATAGCTCTCTTGATGGGTATGGAACGGAAGAATTCCTTAAGATTATTAGGTTTGTAGTAAAGGATGCTAATATATTTGTTATATCTCATAAGACAGGTATGGACGATAGGTTTGGTAGTGTGCTAAAATTTGAGAAGATAAAGGGTTTTAGTAGGGTGGCATCATGAAAGTAGAAGAAGAAGTGTGGATTTTAAAAAGAGAAGTAGAAGAATTGAAAAGAGATTTATCTGCTTTAAAAAGAGCTGTTGTTAATGTTCCAGAATTTGGAGATAGAGTTCAAAAGAATTTGTGGGGTTTTTGATGAAACTAGAATTTTATGAAGGTAAGAAAGTATTAATCACAGGGCATAAGGGTTTCATAGGAAGTCGCTTATGGAGTTTTATTCAAGAGTCTAATGGATATGGTGAGTGGCAAAATGAAAGACTAGATCTTTATGGTTTGGATTTTCCTGATGATATAGGATTCTTTAAACCTCCTAAAGAGAAGTATGATTATGTCATTCATCTTGCTGCCTTTGCTGCTCTTAGAGAGAGTTTTGAAGACCCTGATAGATTCTGGGAAAACAATGTAGAGAAGTCTAAACCCATCTTTGATTATTGTGGAGAGAATGATATAAGACTATTGTATGCTAGTTCTGCTGGTGCTCATGGGTGGTGGCAGAATCCTTATGCTATTACTAAGAAGGTGAATGAAATACAAGCACCACCTAATAGTGTGGGTATGAGATTCTTTAATGTATGGGCAGAGGAGAATAGCAGACCTGATATGCTATACAGGATGCTTCAAGAGAATACTGCTAAGTATATCACTAGACATCATAGAGACTATATCCATGTTACTGATATAGTAAGAGCTATATGCTTATTGATGGATTCTAATTTCAGAGGACACCTTGATATAGGATATGGTGAGGCAATACCTGTAATGGATATAGCAAAGTCAATGGGAAGGGATTTACCTATTAAGGAGGACACCCCTGGAGAACCAGACAGTTTATGTGCTGACACAAGGGTCTTGCGTCAATTGGGATGGTATCCTACAATAAATATAGTGGATACGTTCAAGGACAATGACAGTCCCCAACTGGCAACATAATTCTGGGAAGCCACCCAAGAGAAAACTTAAACCCCAAGCACTACGTAGTGCAAGAGAAAGGCGTAGACAGTTGATAAAGCGTCTACTTACCTCCCCAAAAGGGAGGTTTTTTAGTATGATAGGTATATCAAAAGAAAAGTTACATGGCAGTTCAACAAGAAATTAAATCTCAACTAGCAAAACTGCTTGCTACTGAGGACATCATAGTAGAGCATAAACAAGTCCCTACAGCACAGTTTAATGTGCATACACGTGAGTTGCTTCTACCACTCTGGGAGAAGGCAAGCAGCACAGTATATGATATGTTAGTAGGACATGAGGTAGGACATGCTCTTTTTACTCCAGATGAAAATATGGCAGCAGAAGTTCCTGCTCAATTCCTTAATGTAGTAGAGGATGTAAGAATTGAAAAATTGATGAAGAGAAAGTATCTAGGAATTGCTAAAACTTTTTATAGAGGATATAATGAATTACATAATAAGGATTTCTTTGAAGTAAATGATCAAGATATTAATACTCTTAATCTTGCTGATAGGGTTAATTTACACTATAAGGTGGGTGCATTCCTTAATGTTCCTTTTTCAGATGTTGAGAAGGAGATTGTCCAGGTAATTGATAAGTGTGAAACATTCCAAGAAGCAAAGGACGCAGCTTT